TAAGCCATCAAAAGCGTTAAAACTTACCGCAAATGGCTTTGTAGTCATTTTTTCTTTATACCTATCTACAACTAAAAAACCTGACCAATATTCTGTCCAATTTGGAATGTCATTTATTGTTATTTTATTGTATAAGCATTGTATAGATTCAAAAGAGCCTCCGTCGTCTAAAACCTTACGCCTAAAACTTGTAGAGGTTGTTAAATTTGCATCAATAGAATTATCAACGCATTCAATAGATTCTGTACTTCCTCCGTCATCTGCAACTCTATTTACATAAGTTCCGGTTTGTGTTTGATTGTAGTAAATAACTACTTTGTACTCTCGTTCATCGAACTTATAAAAATCATCATAAGAAACGTCGTCGGTAACAAATAAATTTAATTGACATTTTGAGCCTATAATTGGGCTATAAAAATCGTTAGTTGATTGCCAAGATATTGAAACCGGATTTGCGCCTCCAATCATTGGAAGAACATCGCCGGTATAATCTTTTTTTAATATTTCTATTTTTTTTCCAAATCCTAAAACATCGGAAAACTCTAATCTGTATTTTACGCCGTATGCCATTGTTTTATTTTAGTAAACTCTTCCCGCAGTTTCGTTTGCTCTTTCTATTGCAATCAATAAATCTTGTCCATCAACTCTAACCTCTCCCGTTACGTTTATATTTCCGCCATTACTAGATTTACCAATAATAGATTGTAATTTATTTAGTGGCGCTATAACTTCAGGATTTTGTCTTGCACCTGGATATTCGCCAACTAATCCCATTGTCGGGCCGCTTATAATTCCACCATTTGCAAAAGCAGTAAATCCACCTCCTGAATTACCTCCGGTATAACCACCGACAGACGATCCCATTGCTCTACGACCTCCGCCACCACCTCCGCCAATTCTAGCGGCTCCGGCTTTAAATACACTACCTAAAGCAACTAAGGCTGCACCGGCCGCTATTGCTAAAAGACCATTTGGGCCTTTAAAAGCTAATTTTACTTTTTCTAAAGTAATACCTATCTTTATTGCTAATTTACCTAATTGTACCGCCATATTACCAATAGTTCCTAAAAGAACTTTTGATAAATTACTTGCTAAATTACCTCCATTTATAATGGCGCTTTGCAAAGCGTTTCCAATTCCGTTGGCAAGTTGTGATGCTCCTTGTGATAAAATTCTATTTATTCCGTTATTAAATTCTGCCGCTTTTTGTAAAGCATCCAATTTTCCTTGCGCGAAAACGGCTTGTTGTTCTGCAAATGCTTTTGGCATTCTTGCAGTATCAGCCTCAATCATATTACTAATAGGTGTCTGTATTCCCGCACCGCTAATTCCTGACATTGCAGAGGTTGCCATTGGTCTTGTTGGAACACCTCCAAAACCACTATCGGCACCACTAGCGCCACCACCACTTGGAGCAACGCCTTCTTCACTTGTACCGACGCCACTAACCGCCATTTCAACCGGAACAACAATTTTTGCAATTGTTTTTTGTTCTAACGCTTCATTGAAATTATCTACAACAGAACTACCTAAAATTGAGGCGTCTGTTTTAATCGCATCAAATGCAGCGGTAATGTTGTCTTTTATTCCTTTTGCAGCATCAGTAAAGCCTGATTTTATCTTTTCAGCATCAAGAGTAAAAATTCCCATAATAATATCGCCAATTCCTCCTAAAACACTAATCACGTTTTTTGCCGTAGTTTTTAAGATTGTAACTAATGTAGAAAAAACAAACTTTCCAACGGCTAACATATTTTTAAAATGCATTATTAGCGCGTTTACTGCTAATTGAATAGGCAATGAATTGTTGTATAATTCAATAAAATAGTTTCCTATTTTTACTAAAGCGGATTTTATACCCGCCCAATTTTTATAAATTACAACTGAAATTGCAGTTAATCCGGCAACAATTAAACCAATCGGGCCCATCATAACAGATAATGCCGCTCCAATAGCCGGAGCCATTGTCATCAATGTACCTATAATCGCTATAACTGGCCCTAAAGCCGCAGCGATACCCGCTAAAACAACTATTAATTTTTTTGTTTGTGGCGATAACGCTTTAAATTTTTCAGAAAGTGAAGTGAAAAAATCTCCTAATCTTTTTATCAATGGCGCTACTGTTATCATAATAACTTGACCAACCTCCATTAAAGACTCTTTCATTGCGTTAAACCCTTTCGTCATTTTAAATGATGCAGATTTAGCAGTTTTTTCAAAAGCCTTATCGGTTGCGCCCATTGAATCGGTTAGCGCATCAAAAACCTTTTTATTATCCTCTAAACCGGCACCGGTTAAATCTAAAACTCCTTTTAACGCTCTAATATTTGGAAATAATGCAGTTGTATCTTGTCCGGTCTGTTTTAAACCCTCTTGCAACATTACTAAAGTATCTAAAAGACCTTTTTCTCTCAATGATTGCTGAACGCCTTCAGTAGACATTCCCATAGCATCTAAAGCATCTATTGCCTGACTGCTAGGTTTTTTTAGTGATGCTAGTATTGCCGTTAATTGAGTTGCACCGGTTGCGGCATCTGTTCCCGTTTTTGACATTGCGGCCATTGCGGCTCCAACTTGGTCAAAAGAAACTCCCATATTTGATGCTAATGGAATAACTCCACCCATTGCACCGGCTAACGCTGACGCTTCAAGTTTTCCCTCTCTAACTGCGGACGTTAATATATCTGTTGCATCTGATGCAGACAAACTTTCTGAGCCGTATGCGTTCATCGCTGAAGTTGATAAATCAGCTATTGTTTTTGTTTGTCCTAAACCTACTGCCGCACCTTTTAAAGACATTTCTAAAACATCCATTGCCTCTTTTCCACGTAAACCCGCAGAGGTTATAAAAAACAATGCTTCGGCTGCCTCTTTTGAACTTTTACCAGTATCAACCGCCATTTTTTTAGCGGCTTCGCCCATTTCTGAAACCTTATCAGCGCTAACACCTACAAGCGCTTGAATTGAAGTCATTGACTTGTCAAAATCTAAAGCTAATTTAGTAGCAGCAGTTCCGACCGCAACTAAAGGCAAAGTTAATTTCATTGACATTGACTTGCCCACGCTTTGCATCTTTGAGCCAAAACTTGATAATTTTGAACTCGCAGAACTTAGCGCATTTTTCAACTTGGATGAATCTCCGGTAATATTTATTTTTAAATTCTGTTCGGCCATAGTATTAAATAAGTTGAAACAAAAATACAAAAAAAAAGACGCTTTTATTTTAACGTCTTTTTATTAGTCATTGAGTTGTATTTTTTTAAAAAAGCATCCATTTGCTCTTTAGTAGATTTAGGCTCTGCCCTTTTCTTTTTTCTTGCAATATCGCTCGGTAATTGAAATAAATCTTCAGGCTTTAGCATCTGAGATTTTTTCTCACATTGTACATTGTGAATCATTACGGCAATGTAACGAGTTTGCTCCCAATTTAAATTGATATTGTTATGATAGTGTTGGGCGATTAAAGCATTTTCCCTCCAAGTTTGCCGCCAAAAATCGTCAGGCTTAATTCCAACTAATCCAATGTAATGATCAGTTAAACTTTCAAAATTTATTGTTTCTTTGACGGCTGACGCTTTCCCTTAGTTTCAGTTTCGCCATTTAAACTATTGCCTAAAATTTTAGATTGTAGCATTACTTCAACAATCTCATTAATTTTTTGGGCGTCTAATTCATCTAACCAAGCGCCAACAGTAAATAAATTATAATCAATTTCATTTCCGTTTTCTTGGTCGTTTGCTAAGATTGCAGAATAAACTAAGGCTCTTAATCCTTTTATTGATATTCCGTTTTGAAATGCTCCGCCAATATCGGCTAAACTGATTCCTAGTTGCTCGGTAAATTCCGACCAAAAATTCATTGAAAAATGTAGAGTTCTGTTTTTGTTACCAACTTTGATGTCAATGTAACCTCTTTTCTTGTTTGTCATTTTTTAAGGTTTAAAAATTAATATAAAAAAAGCCGTCGCCAAATATTGACGGCGGCCTATATGATAAAAACTAATTATTAATTAGTTAGTTGATTTTGTGATTGCTCCGGTAATGGTTAAAGATCCACTATAAGTAACGGCAGCTTCCATTTCAGCAGACATTTCAACACTAGATAAAAATGCTTCAGCGGTATAAACTGCGTCTCCAGTTTCAGCAGTTCCAAATACGCAAGTTAATTGAGTTCTATTTAAAAGATAATCAGCCATTTCAATAGCATTTGCGCTATCGTCATATACTACTAATCCCTCAAAAGAAATTTCTCCTCCTTTTACTCCTCCGATATACTCAGAAAATCCGTTTGAATCTTTAGTTGTAGCCTCCGGCGTGTCCATTGATAAAGACATTGAACAACTTGTAGTATGTCCAACTGTTGCACCTTCAACTGTTAAAATTAAGTTAGTTCCGTTAAATACTCCGGTTGTAGCCATTTATGTAATTTTTTAATATTATTAATTTTGTGTAAATATACAAAAATATTTATTTATGAAAATAGTTGAATTGATTTGCAAAATATTTTATTTTTAGGTATTTATTTATTCTTGATTGATTTTGTCATTTATTTTAGATTTTATAAAATAGAATATCTCTTTGCCTAAAAGACCAAAGAAACCTCCAACAAGACCAACTAATGCCGCTTGATATAAACCCATTAATGTAACCGATGAAACAGTAGTAAACAACCACCCGCCAAAAAAAGATATTTTACTGTCCAAATTCAAAACATTAGATTTTATGTGATTCGTAGTTCAAACCATAAAAAGAATGTACGCCATTTCCTTCAATATCAACTGCATAGTCTTTCCAACCTTCAGGATGATCAATTTCTCCGTCTTCATTTGTAATATCTGAATCATCCCAACATACGTCAATATGCCAACCCTCTGACAATACTGGAGCAGTTATTTCCTCTCCCTCTTCGTTATATTCGCCTTGTTCTAAAACGATATTTCCTAGTTGTACAATAGTACTTTTGTGAGTTGGATATTCGTTTCCATCTTCATCAGTTGCAGTTCCAAGAGCATCAATTTTACTTTGACTTTGTTCTCTTGAATCAAATTTATATTTACTTATTTTCATTACTTATTTATTTTATTATTTACTCTTGTTGTTATTATAGATGTAATTGTTACACTTGTGTTAATGCTGCTAATTCGCTATCGCTTAATGCTGTGTTGTAAAGTTTTATTTCATTATAATCTATATTGTTGTTAGGCGAAAAACTATAATCATTAAAAGCAATATTATTTATACCATTAAGAGTATGGCTTAAAGAACCATTTATAAAAACTTTTGTTGAAGTTGAATTATATTTTATAGCCAATTTACAAACAGAACCAGTAGTTAATGATAATGCTTGGTTAAACACACCACTTGAATTTTCAATACCAAATAATCTTGGTGTTCCATTTGAAAAATAAATATTAATTCTGTTATTATTATCTTCTTTAATTTCAAATAAATTACCAGAACTACCATTAAAATTGTTTACAGACAAAAAACACATATAAACAACCCCCTCTGTTTGTCCTATAACACCATCTGGAGTAGTTTGACTACAACTATCAGCCAACCTCGTTTGGATAGTACCTTGTGTGTTTATCAGCGATGTGCTATAACTTCCTTGTTCAAACATTGCTCC